AATATTATGAAGGTCGGCAGAGCCTTGTTCAAACGATTTTGTCCAAGATTCCATATGAGTATTAACAACTAATCCTGCATACACAAATACTACTGCTACTGCCAATTGAGATAATGTAGTTATCCATTGGCAAGATTTTGAAACACAAACCATACAAACCTTTTAAGATTAAACGATAATACTATTTATATAAATCGTTTGATTCGACTATAAATACGTTCGATGATTGTATATAGAACTACACTAGATAAGAGCATTACGAATATAATCACAAGGGGAATAATCACAAAGGATATTCCCCACAAAACTGCTAAAACTAGTACAAAGTCGGTTACTGTTACTTCTTTAGATTTCGATGTGTATTTATCGTAAAATCTATTATATTTCATTATCTATTTCCAATAGTATATTTGGGAACTAATTCCCAATTTCGTTTATCTTTAAACGATATCACTTTAAACTGTCCAATGTGTCCCATTGGTTCTAATTGTTCGTCATCAACAACTGTCAATAAATTCCACTCGACCAACAACTTAATAATAGCATTCCGCCTTTCAATATCAGCAAGTTCAATCGTAGAGTTTTTACCATCAAGGGCAAATAACTCTTTAAAGTGGACTATATAATATTTTCCACGTTTGTGTAAAATATGAGTCGATTGATATAATATTTTATCACGATTTGAAGCGACACCTATTCGAGTCAACGTTTCCTTAATCTTTAAGAAATCGTTATCCTGTTCAAATTTAACTTCTAAAAGTTTATCAAGTGACCATTCATAATCACTTGCGTTTTCCCTTTGATGATCCATCATTACCACCCTTGTCCATTTTGCTTTTCATAAAGTCAAAATGCTCTTTAGACAAAAGTGGTAATACCTCGACTGCCCGTTGTTCATTATAATTATAATATTCTTTAATAATATCAACTTTAGAAGACGTCTTGTCGGCTTTCGCCCACTTATTCCAACGTTTCTTCTTTCTTATATTATTTATAAAATAATCATACTGAAGCATGCCATCGAGGTCATAATAATGATTCATATCATTAGACTGCATTACGGTATCCGGACTCATACTCAACGAACGGTTAATCAAAAACCGTTGCTTGATGTACTGAGATTCCTCCATATCACCTGTTCTAATTAGGTTTTTATGCCCGAAGTTTAAATCGGGTAGGATATCTTTAAATAGGTTTGCCATAATATCTCTCTAATAAATTAATAACTTCGTACTGAGGTAACGACCCAGTAGAAAAAGATTGAACAACACCATCTTTAAAGAAAAAAAGTCTAGGACGAACGTCAACAGGAAAAAGTAAATCAGATTCTATGTTATAAAATTCAATATTATCATAACATTTTTTTTCAAATATAGGGGAAAGGACTTCTGGTATATAATATTCACAAACTGGACAATCTACCTTCGAATTCAAAACAACAACGTTAGGTTGAGACAAAACTCTAATCCTAACATTTTCTTCAGAATCAATTACCATAGAAGGCTTCCATCATTTTATCAACAGCATCTTCTGGTGCAGAACCACTAGGGTGTTGAACACATTTTCCATTCTTAAAGAAATAAATCACTGGGTGTGCTCCAACAGGAAATGTCAATTGTTCTTTAACCATCACGCTTGTTACGTGTTTGTATTTTTCTAAAACTGGTTGCAATACTTCTGGAATGAAATATTGACAAACTGGACACTCATCTTTAGAATGAACAATAACTAAATCATCAGTATTTTTAATTAATTTGAAAGCTGCCTTTTCTGTTACGACTTTCATCGTTATTGGTTTAAATTCTTCTTCAGACATACTATTTCTCCTTTACAAATGTTCCTTCGGGAGTTAAATGTCCCTTGCGGTCTTTAATTTCATTATATGATTGGTCAATACAATCTTCCATAAACACACCGTATGTTAAACACACACCTCTTAGTGTTACGTAAATATCACCAATAGCGTCCATCACTTCATACTTATCGTTTTTATTTAAAGCATCAAGCAACTCAGTCGTTTCTTCTAACGTTTTGATTGCTTGTGCCATTGGTTTACCATTTTGTGTGATTCCTCTATCCCAAAACCACTGGTCAATTAATACATCTACTTCCATTCAGCCTCCACCATTACTTCTGTTAAGAAAGCAACTAGATTAATTTCTCTATCTTGCACAAATGCTTGTTTATATTGATACTCACCAATCAGCAATACAATTTGAGGAATGCTAGAAGGTTCTAAATAATCATGCATGTTGTCATAAATCGTTCTAAAAATACGAACTGGGTCTGCGTCAATATTCTCAACAACCCATTGTCTCATTTTACCGAAGTCTCTATCCTTTAAATATTTCATTAAAGATGTAACATCAGTCTCACCAACATTGGCAAGAATACCAATATCAATCACACCACCTGCAGAATAACGTTGCATCTCATTTAAGATTCTACGAATATCGGGGTAATGTTTCTTAATAACCTCAGCAACAATCTTAGGGTCTTCAACTTTAACGGTTTCTTCCTTTAAGATGTTTAATATACGTTTCATCAGCACACCCATAATCTCAGGCATTTCTTTCTTTCCAGTACGGAAATCAATCAACGTTGTACGAGAATGAATCGGTTCGATGATTTTATCTTTAAAGTTACACGTTAGAATGAATCGAACGTTCTTACTAAACGTCTCAATGAAACCACGCAATGCGGGTTGAAAAGATTGAGGGTTTAAGTAGTCTGCTTCATCTAGGATGATACACTTCTTTCCACCATCAAAAGAAACAGTTGATGCAAAGGATGCAATTTCGTTCCTTAGAGTGTCAATATTACGGTCTAAAGAACCATTAACAACCAACGACGTATATCCCAACTCATTACATAATGCCTTTGCGATGGTAGTCTTACCAGTACCAGCAGTTCCAGACAATAACAAGTTAGGCATATCACCCGCTGCAATAAATTCTTTAAACGTTGATTTTATTGAGTCGGGTAATATACAGTCTTCGATATTCTGGGGTCTGTATTTCTCGACCCATAAGAATTCGTCTTGTTTAACCATAAGTAGAATCTGCCTCTAATGCTACCCAGTAAGTCAAATCACCAGAAGTAAACTTAGAAATATTCTTTGAAGAAATATTCACATCATAATCGTTTGCTAACATCTTCATACGTTCAGTTAAGAAGTAGAAATTGAAGTTTTCGTCACCATCATAATCACCAACTTCAATAGAGTAGGTATTAGATGTGTCGTTGCGTTTATCTTGTACTTCAGCAACAATCTTATCATCTACATTCTTAATACATAAGTCATTTAAACCTAGAGTACCAGTAGCACGTTGAAGTTTAGTGAAAGTAGCGGCTGTTAATTTGAAATTAATCTCAGTTTCTGGCATTGTAATTTCTTTCTCGGGATATACGATAATAGATTTATCAGCATACCAATAAGAAGTTGTAGAACCATCTTGTCCTGTAATAGTAACACTGTTATCACCGAAGTCTAATTCTGGTTTATCAAATAAAGATACAGCAGATAAAAATTCATTCAAATCGTAAATACCAAATTCTTTCGGGAAAGTTTCTTCCACAGCAGAACTAGCAAGCACGTTCTTTTGAACACTCATTGTGTCTAATTTAGAACCCTCTTTAATTAAAATTGATTGGTTGATTGTTGCGAAATTCTTTAGAATTCCAATTGTCTTTTCACTTAATTGCATTATATATCCTTTATTCGATTGTTACATATATTATACTATACTTTTGATGTAAAGTAAAGTTTTTTGTTATTATTTTTCGTAGATAGTTTCCGAATCAAATTCGCCCATCTTGCGGTCAAAACCAGTGGCAAGCACAAGGTAGTGCATTGCTTTAATTAAGTCCATCTTATTCTTTCCGGACTTCTTACCATACCTCATGAGATATTTAATCGCATTATCAATCGAAGTCGATGATAGTGTCCCACGAGATTCAAATACATCTAACGTTTGGACATCATTATTCTTATTAGTATAATGAGCACCATATGTTCCCTCAATGTATTCGGTCAATTCGAGAAGGGTTGTCCCCTCCCCATATTTCCATTCAATATTATTCATATTATTTTCCATTTGCTTCATATAAAGGGCTGTTAGGGTTAAAAACTCTCAGTTGACTTTTCAGCAAACTCTTCTGGGTCAACCGAAGTACCATACTGTTCATTTCCAACACTAGCATCAATCTTTTCATAAAGAGAAAGGAATGATTCTTTAGTCTCATCATCAAAACGTTCAATTGCCATTTTGATTGCTTTATCTTTCTTTCCGAAGATAGAGTAAGATTTCAAAATATCAACCAATCTACGAGTAGAAACGATTTCATCAACACCACCGTCTTCAAAAGTCTTACGGATAATGTCACCCCACATTGTAAGGTTTGGAATAAACGCATCCACTTCAGCAGAACGAAGTCCAAACCCTTCAGCAGCCTTTTGAAGAATCTTTTTCTCGATTGCTTCAGAAGGGTATGCTTGATACATAGTCACCGAAAATCGGTCAAGGAATGCTTCATTCATAACGTTAGTACCAACAAAACGTCCATCATCAGAACCTTTGCCTTTTGTATTGGCAGTAGCAATAACAGTGAAACCTTTAGAAGGTTCAACCCACTCACCACGTTTCTTAATGAAATAACCCTTTCCTTCAAGGACAGACTGTAACGCCATCACCTTAGAAGATGCAAGGTCAATCTCGTCAAGTAACAATACAGCACCACGTTTCATTGCTTCAACAACTGGACCGTATTGAAACACAGTCTCACCATTCACCAAACGAAAACCACCAAAAAGGTCATCTTCATCAGTTTCAGCAGTAAAGTTAATTCGAATCATTTCACGACCCAAAGTAGCACACGTTTGTTCAATACCGAACGTTTTACCATTACCAGACATACCTGTTAAATAAACTGGGAAGAACAATTTAGATTTTAGAATCTTTTTAATATCACCAGCATTTCCCCAAGACACATACGTATTATCAACTTTCGGGATAAACGAGATTGCAGAGTCAAGACTCATAGCAGATCCAGTAGTGAAAGTAGATTTAGAGGATTCTGTAATTTCATCATTTCCGGCAATTATATCAGTTTCTACCAATACAGCCTTTGTAGGCGCAATTCCAGTTCCATCATTAGGAACACGATACACACCACGAGAAACCAAGTTTGATTTGTCATTTACAATAGCAGAAGGCACACATACATCATACACTTCTTTGACACGCATCATTTGGGCACGTGTCAATTCGTTAGTGCCGAATAACTCGTTAGAGGCTGCGGCAAAGTCATTTACATTAATTTTTTTACTCATTTTTATTACTCCTTTTTTTATCATTTATACTACGTATTATACCCTTTGTTCCCTGAAAAGTAAAGCGATATTTTGACTTTATACACAGGTAAATAAAAGGGTTATTACGCAACCATCGAAATGAACTCATTCAGTAACATCTTGTTCACTTTACGACCCTTCGAGAACTTTTTAAAGGCAGTTCTCAATTTTGCCTTATTAACACCACCAGTTTTATCTTTTTCTACTTCTTCAGGCATCGTCACTTCTTTGTCCATAGAATTGGAGTTGACCATGAAATATTTATCATAACCACCAGAAACGAACGAAGAATAACCAGTTTTTTTAAATTTCTTTTTTTCTTCAGTAGACTTTTCCCAACCGACAGTTCTATCAATTTTATTATTAATATTGCGAGCATCGGTCAAGAAGAATCCAATAACATTCACACCACAACGGTCACCCAAAGCGGTTAATAAACTTGGAGTCAAATCATTATAATCTTTTTGTTCAGCAATATACTTTCTAGTTTTTGGGTCACGGATAACTAAATGTTTACGGTTATCACCCCAAGTCACAATACCATTGATTGCCCATTTTTCTTCAGCATTATAATATTTGTCATTACCATCAGCTCCACCGTCAGTCAACCAAACTACGTTGATTTTTTCACGACCAGTTTCACGTTTGAAGTCTTCAACCATTTCAAACGAACCAATAATTGCCTCATTCAACGGTGTAGACGCAAGATCAAATCCTCTAGGAGTTCTAATAGAATATTTGCTATCCCAACCGGCGGCAATGCCCATCTTATAAAAGTTATCAATACCATTTTTAAATTCACGAGCATTCATTTTTTCATTGAAAAACTCAAGCATACTAACACGTCCCAAAACAAGGTGGTCAAAGTTAAAATTACCACTATCGTTGTCACCGTAAAATACAGTTTCTGCATCTTCATACAAATGTCTAGCTCCAGTAGAGTTAGTAAACGAATAAACACGGAACGGGATTCCAACCTTTTTAGCAAACATCACAAGGGTAATAGTCTGCTTAACAGTAGCGAGCAATTTATCGTTCATAGAACCAGACCAATCTACGTACATAACCAAACCATGGTTTTTACCATCTTTAATAGTTGCAACCCTTTTGAAGATATCTTCTTCATATTTGTAAGCATGCATTTTATTAGTATCAAGAACACCAGTCTTACCAACCGAAGTTCTACGGTGAGCACTAGCAGCCTGTTTCATTTCAAATTCTTTAACCATGTAATTAACAACAGACAAAGTATCTTTTTTCCAAAGACGAAGTTCTTCATCAATATTTTTTCTTACACCAGAGGCATCGCCATAATATCTATCATAATTATCATCAACATCAAAGAATTCATTCAAACAAGCAGTCACTTTTTTATAACCAATAGTAACTTCTTTAATGTTAGTATTTGGTAAATCAATATAAATTGGATTAGACGCATACTCATCGTTAAGACTATTTATTTTATCATCAAAGTTCTTTTGAGTTTCAGATACAGGCAATTCACCCTCATCACCACCAGAACCATCAGAATAAGCATTTTCACCATCAAAATCATCACCCTCATCACTCTCACCATCTTTGCCGTTTGGACTAGAACCAGAGGATTCTTCCGAACCTTCATTATCATCTTCTCCAGGTTTAGAAGGCATAGGGGTTGACTCATTACCTTCACCCTCTTCAACGTCACCCTCTTCATAATCACCCATGTCGTCAAAGTCAGTATTCAACTCTTCATTCTTAGCATATTCAGCAAGATCTAAAGTCAGTTCAAGGACATCTTCAAACGTCTTAGTGTTATCAGCACGGTTTACAAAAACCATTTCTTCAGGGGTAAATTCAAGGTCAACACGAACACCTAATTTGAAAAACAAGTTAATTCGGTCAAGGATACCATATTCATTAATATCTTCTTTATTACCGATACCAAAGAAGTCTTTCATATTCAATTCATCATACATACCAAAGAAAACTTTTTTCATTCCAGGGAACTTGGTTTTCATCATACGTTCAATTCGAGCATCCTCGATAACGTTGGCATAATCTTTTAAATTTGGATTTTCAACAACAAAGGTTTTCCACTCATCAAATGGAGTGTAAAGAGCGTGTCCAACCTCATGACCAATAAGACCGTCATACATAACGTTAGACATATCTTCCCAGATTGGTAGATTTAGAACACGGTTTTTAACATCAAACGATGCAGTAGAAACCTTTTTATGTTGGACGGTGAGGTTTTCAGTAGCCATTAATTTTGCTAGCGAACCTTTAGAATCAATATTAATTTTAGTCATTTTAAACACTCCTTTTCAATCATTTATACTACCTATTATACCCTAAAACTGGCAAATAGGTAGAAGAATACCACCTTTTGTTTTAAGGGTATTAAGAAACTTCAAAATTATTGTCAGACATAAGTAACTCCTTTT